TGTTGGTTTTACCTAGTTTTCCTTTCCTAACTTTTGTTCCAGAAGTTTCTCCCTGTCCAGAAGGATTTTTTCCTGGTTTTGCCTTGCCTACGTTTATAGACTTGGATGGTTTCTTTGATTCAGTATCATGCAATCTAGCAGGTTTACCTGATTTTTTTGTGATTACTGATTCCTGTCCATGCTTGCGACCCAATCGTCGCATAACTTTACCAAAGCGACGTTTACTCATTCCCTTACCTGGAGAGGTTTGGTATGAGACTTCACGTCCAGTGCCTTCACCTGATGAATATTTATATTCTCCGACTCCTTTCTTGTAACCAATGCCCTTTTTCTTGAGATCTTTCTCAAGGTTTTTCCTACTCGATTTGTTTTTCTTTTCATCGGTTCCCCGATCTGCAGAAATATTTCCAGTAGTTTTGGACTTTGCTTTAGAAAGCATCCTTGTAGTAGGATTGCCTTCAGCAAGTTTTATGAAATCCGAATAATACATGACTTTGATTTGTTCTTTGGTTGCCATTTTATTTGCTGTCTTATGCATGACTTCTTTATCACGTGTGCCATATAACTTAGACCAACGTTTTTTACCCTTCATCATACCCCTAATATATTTCTTAGCGGTTTGATTAATTGCAGGTGGAATATCAGACTTAAAACCCTCAGCCATTTAACCGCCTACTACTTGCACTTCTTCTACTATCACTACATTTGTTGCTGCAGTAATTTTAATAGCACGTGCTATTCTTGCTTTAGAACCAGATGCCCAACTATAATCAGCACTTGCTGAAGAGGAATCTACGTCAGTAGTTAATACATTATTAGTTGCAATTGCAGTAATCTTCTTACCAGCAGTGCCAGCAGAAAGGAAGTTACTATCAATTGCTGGAGAAGTAGAGTCATCTACAATCGCAATGAAATCTCCTACAGAAAATGGATGATTAGCAGAGGTATCAAATATATGCTCACCAACATGATAGTCAGCAGTTGAATCATCAATTGCTTTAACTATTTTTGCTTGACCAGGTTTTCCACCCTTGATAAGAATGAATTCATTTTGCACTAGAGTTATTGCAGGTCCACCGTTAAAAGAAACAGTAGCAGCACCTGCTGTAGAACCAACTCTATAATATCCTGTTTGTACTGTTTGGTATTCAGAAGCACCAGCGGCTACCGAATTAGTACTTAATACATTAAGAACTGTCATGTCTTGTTATTTCGTGTCAATATTATTTATCTCCTTTTGTTTCTTAATCATTTTTTGTAAATCTGCAGTGCTACCAACAAACATTGTATTATTAACAGTAGACGGTCCAGACTTTTTATCTTCAGCATCTAACTCCTTCATTTTCTTTTGCAAGTCAATGAGTTTGTCAGCAGTATCTGCTACGCTTTTAATTGTTGTTGCAGCAACTTCGTAAGCACGCGGATGATCACTTGCTCGTGCCACATCAAGTATGCCATCTACTGCCTCCTGTCCTTTCATTACTAACATATGTAATGCAGCACGAGAAACTTCGTAATCTTGCTTTACATCAGCAGTATCTGTTTTTTTAAGTGCTGGTTTTACTTTTTCAACATGTTTTTGGAGTTCAGTGGGTTCTGCTCCAAAAGCAGCATCGAGACCATCAAAAGGATTTGTCATGTTATTGTTTCATCAGCTCCACTTATAGGATTACGTTTCTTCTGATCTGTAAAGTCTTCATCAACAATACCAAATCCAAAATCATCATCAGCATCTGCTGTAATAGGATCTGGTTGAGTTGTATAACGAACTTGTCTTGGTGCAGAAGTTGTATTTGTATCTGTATAGTAATCTGTAATAACTTTTTTGATAGTCTTGGAATCGGTAATAGGACCGTATAGGTAAGTTTTTACAGTAAATTGTAAAGTATAAATGATTGCTCTACGAGTTTGAAAATTATTTTCATAATCATCTTCATAGTCAACACTGTTTAAAACAACTGGAACATCTCTTGTTTCATCTACATCAGGAATTAACTTTACTGCTAGATTGAAATGCGGTTGAAAGAAAGGAAGGATTTGTTCTAAAATCTGCAGACCATCTTCCTGATTCTTAGAAATGATTGCTAATTCAAATGAAAGATTATAAGGAACAGGCATGAATAAGTTCTTATTCTCATCAGTATCCTTAGCAAATTTAATTTTTTGAGTTGGAGAAACTTTTCTCTGTGGATCATATTGAATACCATTAATCTCAAAAGAGATTCTAGGTAAAGTAATCTGCACCCTTTTATTAGTAGGATCAGGAACTTGATCTAATCGTGCTAAGAATTTTTGCTTTGGACCATATGCCAAAGGAACTTTCTGTACCTCGGTTGAACGACGAAGTTCAATATTGTTGAACATCGTACCAAACGCTACAACGGTTCGTCTAAAAATTTCGTGATATGAATATGTGCCTAACATCAGATTGTAGTGTCAGTAGTGGAACCAATTGAACCGAAGGGATTACCTTCTGTAAAATCTATAATATCGTCATCAGCAGTTTCAAAACCAAAGTTTGCATCAATGCTGTCAGCGGTATTAACGTTATTTAGTGTATTATAGGATGCAGATGTCCAAGCAGCACCTGAAGTCTGTCCAGTTACAGTTTCTGGAATAGTAAAGATACCAGATCTGTTGTACACTTGTAGTTGTCTGTTAGTAGAATCCCATGCTTTAACTTCAGCAGTTACATTAGATGTACCACCAGCAACTACCTCACCAACTGTAAATGTACCAGAACCACCAGCAGCAAAGTTGACTGTAATAGCATTAGCAAATGCTGCTTCAATACCATCAATCTCTGCAACTCCAGTATCGAGTGCCTCGTCTGCATACTGGAAGAGTTCACACTGACATTCCCAAACAAAACCTTTTCCTAACTGGTAGAATGGTCTTTCTGCCTCAACAAACTGAATCTCAAATAAATGTTTAGTAGCAGGGAACCAGATTAAATCTCCTTCATTAGGACGACCTTCAACATTCAATACTGCATTATCATCTACAGCAGATGTAAACTTTTCTCTAGAAAAAACAAAAGTTGTTTTATCTTCAATACGAACACCAAACTTACTTAACAATTCTCCTTGTCCTTCCCATCCCTCTACATTATTAACATACGCTCTAACTTGTAATGCTTGTGTAAATCTACTATTCTCAACTTCACCTAGAATAGTGTCTCTGTTGACATAGGTTCTGGGAAGGTAATAGATATCTTGACCGTAGATTTCAATACTCTCTACAATTAAATTTTCTATAAAAGTTTGTTCTTGAGCAGAACCATTTGCTTTTAGGAGACCTGTATGATCTCTAAAAACAAAATCTGATGCTGGACTATTAGTAAATGCCATATTATCCTACTAGATCCAAAGGTGGAAGTTCATATGTCTCACGAAGAGTAGTTTCAAGATCTTTCTTAAACGTACTCGCATCCTCAAGTATTTGACGACCATTAAGTGTAACACCACCTAGCATTTGAATACCATCATACTTACTTAAATTACGACCCCACTGTTGTTGGAATAATGACTCAACATAATCTTTCAACCAGTTGTCATTATACATCGCAGTATAAACTTCAGGATCTTGACGCATCATTGTTTCAACTAGAAGAAAATCACCTGCTTCTAATTCATCCCAATCAAAATCAAGATATAATCTTCCTTGCATTTCATTAAATCTAGTCCTACGACTATTACTATTATTAGTAATCCAATCCAACGTCTCAAGATATTGAGAAGTCATATAATAATGAAGAATTTTACCATGGGTCATATTGTAAATATCATTCAAGAAAATTTGATATTTAATATTAAAAATATTTCCAGGAACAACACTAGACGCACCAATTTGACTATAAACCTTATTAATGCTTAATACACCAGGAGGGAGATCGACATACTCAGTTCCTTCATACCAAGCAGTAGAACCAATTTGAGCAGATGCTTGTGCAGCCGTCTTGATAGCTTCAGTAACTTCTATTTTAATAAAAGTCTTGTAACTACCGTTATAATGGTACTCTTGGTAGTAGTCAATCGCCTCTTCAATTAGATCATCAAGTTGCGTTGTAGCAACGTTGATATCAATCGTAGGAAAACCTAGACGACGAAGAGCATAATCTCTTAGTTCGGTTTTAGTTGCGGGTCTAGTTGCTGACATTGGTTATCAGGAGAATGAGGATATAGTTAATGTAGTAACATCATTTGCACTGATGACTTCTCCTTTTTTGAAGAATCCATCAACAGTATCAACGGTGATTTGGTTAGAACCAAGTGCTGTAATAACACCTGTTGTGCCAGAAGTAGCACCAGTGACAGTTGCACCAACTTCCATTGTAGTAACGTCAGTTAGTTGCAGAGTTGCATTGGTAGCAACAGTAGCGATAGCGACTGTACCACCTGCACCACCTGCTTGGACAACAGTAATTGTCTCGGCGGCAGCATATCCAGTACCACCATCATTAATAGTGACGTTGGTGATTGCACCACCAGAAGCAGTGATGTCAACAGTAAGGGATGCAGATCCAGAACCACCTGTTGTTGCAAGAGCAGTTCCAGTTACATAACCAGTTCCACCTACCAGACTTCCTAGATTAAAGGTTAATACCTTACCTGCATTAGCATTGGCGATTGTAACTGTATCACTAAGTGAATAACCAGATCCACCAGCATTAACTGCAGCAGCAGTAATAACACCACCAACAACAGTTGTGTTTACAGTTAGAGATGAACCATCTCCACCAGTAGTAGAAACGCCAGTTCCAGCGGTAAATCCTCCACCACCACCATTAGTAACTGCTGCTGTTACACCAGCACCAGGAGTAGGATCTCCAGAAAGACCTAATGTTAGTGTGGTAGCAGTTGCAAGGTTGTTGAGCATTGCTTTAAGTTGCTCAAATGCATTATCGAGTTTTGTCTGAACTCTTGCTTCTGTATGATATAGATTAGTTCCCTCAGAAAGATCGGAGGTAGATTTAGAAGCAAGATTGAGGTTTGAACCAGTTGCTGCTGCAACCTTAAGATCGGCACGGGCATCAGCACGAGCATTGGTATAGTAAAGATTAGTAGAACCTTCAGTTAAAGCATCAGTATCATGGTTACTGATATCTGAAGTTGTACCAGTGACATTACCAGTGACATTACCTTGAACGTTACCAGTAACATTACCTGTCAATGTTGCCGTAACTGTACCAGCAGCAAAGTTTCCAGATGCATCACGTAGGACAAGGTTGTTTGCTGCATTGCTCGCCGCTGAAGCGACGTTAATTGTGATATCACCAGATACACCATCTGCATTAGTAATCGTGATACCAGAGGATGCTGTTGCAGTTACAGAACGTTGTGCGTAGGTATTAGCAGCAGTTCTTGCTACTAGACCAGTTCCACTCATTGCAGCAAGTGCAGTTATATCTGCGTCAGCATAAGATGTTGTAATGCTTACGTCAGCAGATCCATTAAAGGATACAGTACCTGTAACAACTCCAGCAATTGCTATGTCTCTTGCAGTTTGAAGAGTTGTTGCTGTAGATGCATTTCCAACAAGAGCAGCAGTAATTGTTCCTGCAGCAAAGTCTCCATTAGAATCACGATTAACAACTGTAGATACTGTATTAGCACTAGCAGTAGTCATACTATCAAGCAAGTCAACGTTCAGGTTATTAACCTTAGTAGTTGAAGCAATGGAGAATGGAGCACCAGATGACTTGTTAGAAACAATTTGACCATCAACAGTTAGAGCACCATCAATGTTGGCATCATTATCAACGTCAAGTGCTGTACCAGCAGCAGTTACATTAATAGATCCAACTCTTAAAGCACCATCTGTACCAGCAAGAACCTCTCCAGTATTAGTTGCACTTGTTAGGAATGCGAATTGGTTGGCGGATCTGTCGTATCCGAAGAACCCAATTTTCGCAGAGCCGTCATAATAACGGAACTCAACACCACGATCCTTACCGTCGTTAGACGCTGGTGCTGTGTCACCACCCACAGTAATGATAGGGTCATCGAGAGTTGTAACCGTAGAATTGACAGTAGTGGTTGTTCCATTAACAATTAAATTTCCAGTAATAGTAAGGTTAGATTCCGCAGTTACATCTCCACCAACATCCAAAGTTCCACGAATATCCGTGTTACCATTATCAGTATCTACTGTAAATTTATCAGCAGCAGATCCATTTTGAATAGCAAATTCTTTATTATCAGCAGTGATGGTAACATTGTCATGAGTTACCAAAGCACCAGAGATATCTGCACTACTATTAAGATCAAGAGCACCAGTTAATTCAGTACCACCGTAAACTTTTAATCCTTCACCAATAGCAACGTTCTTACCAATAGCGGCACCACCAGTAAGTTGGAATGCACCATCAGCAGCATAAGAACCAGATAGAGTTTGCTGAGTGTTTCTAGTAATTGTAGTAACACCAGAAACACCTAATGTATCATTGATCTGTGTAGCATCACCAATAGTAACAGTACCGATGATGTTTGTATTACCGTTATCAGTATCGATACTAAACTTAGTTGT